CCTTGGTGAAGGGTATCCAATAAGTAAGCTCTCTTTTGAGACTTAAGGTATTCCTCACTTATAACACCCCACACATGTGTGTGAGGTAAGCTTTCCGGAAGTGACCATATGGGCAGAGTTGGGCTGAGTTCTTTTAGACTTGTCAAATACATGGTTATCTGTTCGGCATATAAGCCTAGAGGTTCCCTAGTACCAGACTTTGTGTCTAAAAGAGACTCAAAGGATTCTACGAATAGCATCATGATAGAGTTTAAGAGAATATTTGTCAGAATTTCTTCTGCGTTATCCCTTGAACTGATTATCTTTGAGACTATAGGTGAGACTGTTTCCACAAAAGGAATTAATTCCAGTGCAGACATTCTACCTTGTAGGATGGATATTACTATCCACAAATTTTCAAGACGTTGGAGGAGTACCTTACGGTATTTTCTCCTATATCCAAGTCTTGAGAATAGTCCTTCCCAACTCGAAACCCCGTCGTTTGGTGAAAACCAACCTTTATCAGTCGCATTACTATGAACGGTAACTAGTCCAACCGGACCAGTTTTCAATTCCGCTAGTAGTGCAGCAACTGGGAAGGGAGTCACGTCAATTCCATTCCAAGAAATTCGCTTTGCGAACTCAAAGAAGTGGGGTGAAACGTGTGTTTTCTCCTTTGACCAATGGACTCCCATCCGTCTAATTAGTCTACAATACTCTAATGCAACTCGTTGATTTCCTATTACTAGGTCATCTCCAAGTAAAGCATATTGTAATGTTTTCCAATTAGTACGGGTGTTGCGGCAAGCTTTCCACACTATTGCGTGGTGGGCTAATGCTGTGGAGTTCCACGACGAATAGGCACCCATTGGATTTCCAACCGAATATCGTAATTCACCGATATTTGATTGTAGAGGTCTAGTCATAATTGTAAGCCAAGCATCAGCGCGTTTAGCACCAATGCGAGACTTGATCAATTTATGATTTAACTTCACTGGGAATCTATCAGTAAAGGCCGTAAGGTCGATACTATAATAGATATCACAGTTTCCAACAAGTGTTCTAAACTTCGTTTGGTCGAAAGTGCAATCTTGCGGAATCTTATTAAGTGCCTCAAACAGATAAAAATGTAGAGGTCTTAATGAAGTCTGAGAGAAGTAGTCGAATATAGCTACCTCCCTCGTCTTTCCGTCAGGATCAGAAAAATATGTTAACTTTCTGGTGAACCTATTGGTTCCCCTGATGAAGATTTTTAGACTTTCAGAATATGCCTGTAGTAAATCAATATATGATTTTAACTTTTCTCCTCCTAGAGTCCTTATGCTATAAAATAGCTCGGGGTCTTGAAGAATAGAGAAAAAGTCATTTATTGAATAACCGACTGCGTGCCCGTTAGGGCCTGCCTTCGTACTACGATGGTAATTTTGGAAATCTAACCGTTTAGATGGCCGACGTTTTGGGTCATATCCTAATGACTTCCAAAACTGTTTGCAGTCCTTGTTCGACAGTGGTAGCGGATATTTACGTTCATCCGGCCCAGTTATCGACTTGAAACTACATTCAGCTTTGGTACGAAGTAATCGTGATAAAGTAAGTATTGTTAGAAGTAGCTTTATAAAGGTACTATCTATCTTACCCATCTTTTTCATGAATACTAAGTCCTTTGGAATATTTCCCGGAAAATCGGTAAACACTCCATCAGAAGACCAGCTTAACATCTGGTAGACTGAAGCTTTAAGTGTTTTTAAATACTTAATTGCCTCAGACTTTCCTCTCGATTCGATAATCTTGAAGAACTTCCGATGAATCTTTTCCAGTGGTACAGGTAACTTGCGAACATTTTGGATTACTCCAAGATGTTTTGCAAGCCAAGTTATGGCACAATAAGTGTTATGAAAGTTGATTTTTGAGTCTTTACTGACTTGAGAACGATTTTTACTAACCTTCATTTGCTATTGTCTTGG